TAACATTTTGTACTTTTAATAAACCAGCAATTGTAGAATTGTCGTCTCCTTGAAATGCATTTATAAAATCAGTAGCACGATCCGTAACGCCTTTTGGCGCTTTTTTGGACTGTTTAGGCTGTTGTTTTAACTGTTGTATGATATGTAGATTGATATTTCTCATTTAATATAAATATTATCTACGTAGATTTCGAGGATGTGGTGAAGATTGTTTTGTTTTTTGTTGAGTTAAACGTTGTTCATGATATTCTTTTTCTTGTTCAATCATTTTATTAATGCGTTTAACATAATAATTTCTCAAGAAAATAGGAAGATTGTATATATCATCCCATGACAATCTACCAGCTGCATACCATATAATATTAAAAATAGTTTCATGAAGTTTTACTCGATATTCTGGATTAAAACCAAAAAAAGTCTGATCCAAATTGAAATGGGGCTACGAAGGTGCCTCCGTTTTCACCTTCAAATTCATAGTCATAATCAATGCCTGGAGCATTATCTATCAAATATTTTCTAAATTCTTTAGAATCTTTTGCTAAAAATTCATAACGTATAAAATCTGAAATTGCTTGTGATGAACGATCGCCATTAACTTCTCGTATATAAGTTGTTAAAAATTGAGTAATAGTAGATGTTTGTTCTTTAAAAATTGCATATGTAAATTTAAGAGTTGCATAATTATCTACTTTATATTCAAATTCACCGTTATCATCTGGTACTAAATTAAATTGTTTTGATTGCAATTTTTTTAAATCAACAACTCGTTGCACTATTTGTCCAGTTTCTGAATTTGTTACACTAACAGGATAATCAGAACCATATGAACTAATACGCGCATTAAGTATTAATGATTCTCGATCAACATCTGCAATTTCATTGACATCGATATCAGAAACAACTAAAGATTCTAATAATTTATCAAATACAATACCTTCTCGTATATATGAAAGATTAGTTAAAATATCTTCATCATATGCAGTCATATATCGCATTTCAATTTGACCAGATGCTAATGGATGAGTTTTTGGATAAATAAGTCCGGCGCTTGGTAAATTTACTACGATACTAGGTAATTTACTACGCTGCTGTTTTTCAAAACGTTGTTTAGCAATATTAACAATATCTTGATTGCCTAATCTTGTTGTATTATTCATATATAACCTTTATTATAAATATGTAAGAACATAAAAAATGGGGGCAAAAACCCCCATAATAATATAAATTAGAAATTTAAGAATGCCCAATCGTAACGAAGAGTCATTGAAATTTCTTGTACTGCGTCTGAAGTCCAATCAAATGTTCCAAAATTTGATTCTGTAATAAATGCACCTTTTAAGATCCATTCTTCAATTACTTCGCCTAATGGAGAAAGTTGATGTAAACGTACTTCTTTTTTATAGAATGATGAATACCCGTCTCTACCTGTTGCAGATTCATGATGTAAACGTACCCATTCCATTACTGCTTGTGCACCTGATGGAACAATTGCATCATAAAGTGTTACTTCAATTGAATTCCATTCCGATTTACCTTTTACATAACGTTTAACGTTAATCATATCTAATGGAATTTCGCCGTTTGTCATTGATGGTTTAGCTGAAGTTTTTATAAGATATGATGGAATTCCTTCAACTTCCATAATAAATTGATGTTGGCGTTTTGGTTCCCATGAAAATGCCGTATCAAACATTTCATTTTCAGAAGCATATGCTAAATTCTGATTTATTTGATTAATTAATGCCATTTTGTGCGTCCTTATTTTTTATTATAAATATCAACATAAACAAAAAAAGGTAGAACCGAAGTCCTACCTTTTAAACTTTTTATTTTAAACATACTATTCTGGGAAACTTGCTCCTGTTGGTTGAATATTGAAATCTAAAACAATAAACTCAGCTGTTCTTGTTGGCTGCAGGAAGATTTGACCATATAATATGTTTTGATCAATTAAATCATTGGTATTATTTGTTTGATCCATTACAACTCGGAACGCATATAAACCTTGTTGTGCTCTTACTTGTTCCATATATGGATTAACAATACTTAAGAAACGATTGCGCGTTGCTGATGTATTTTGTTCAAATACTAAATAACGTGTTGATGATGCAATAAATTTCTTAACTGCAATCAATAATCTACGCACATTGACACGATCTAATGCACTTGGTTGAGCTTGTAATGTCTTTTGACCCCAAACTACTACTCCATCATTTAAGAAGTTCGCAATAGGATTAATTCGAGCTTGATATAATGAATCTCGATCAGATTGTGATAAACGCTTATATGTATCAGTTACTGCAGTTAATCCACCTCGATTCAATCCGGCCGGTGCATACCATGGTGCAGATACTGCATCATTAAATGTTAATACACCTGGTATCATTACTGATGGCGGTACCCAAATTGGCACGTTTTTACTTGGATTAATAATTCTAAGCCATGGCCAATAAGTTGCAGTATAACTACTATCAAGGGTTGTTACTTGATTCACAACAGTCTCTAAAGAATCCGTTAATGCATTTGAATCCATTACATAAAATGTATCTTGACGTGTTTCAGCTAATGAACGAGCTAATTGTGTAACGTTTGGATGCAAACTATGAATAATACCCGGTGTTATTAGCATATTCATATCATAGTAATCACTACCCAATAAAGTTAATGCTTTATTATAAGCAACAGTACCGGTAGAGGTTGCACTAGAACAATCAAATCCAAAAGTATTTGTTGCTGTTATATACTGACCTGAATATTTTTTTAAATTAGGTTTAGCACCATCAAAACCTCCTTGGAATGGAACAATAAATTTACGTGTATCAAGCGATACGTTAGTCGCAAATGTTCCTCCAATTAATGCAGATTCTAATGAACCTGAATATGGTGAAGCTAATGACGGAAATGCAGCTTGTGATGATTGATTTACGTTACCTAGATAAAAATCTGCATTGCTACCTGTTGAAAAATTTTCAACAACCAACGGAGCCAAATAACTCATATTAGACCCCGATGTAAAAGCAAATCCATGATAATTGTTTGAACTATAACTTCCAGCAATTACTTGTGTTAATACATATGAAGCTGATACAATATTAGTTGATGCTACATCTGGTATTGGCGAATATAATGATCGGAAACCAAATGGAATCAATGTTTTATCATTAGTTTTATTTGCTACTGAATCTGTTACTTCAACGCGAATATAATTTGATAAATTTGGATAATCGCCATTTACTACAACTTTGTTATTAGCATCTAATGATTGATAACGATCGCCAATTACTCGTGCAATATAACGAGGAGAATCTGGATCTAAGTTTACATTTAAAAATTGTTCTACACGTTCTGGGGCGGCATCTGTATCATTTGAATTATATGGTGAATTTGGAATTCCAGGTACTACATTATTTACTTTGCGTATTTCAACTGTAAATGTTCCATATCCATTTGGATCTGATACTTCTGTTGCTGTTCTTATATCTCGAATACCAACTTTTGTTTCATAGTTAACAGATTTTCCATGAGACAAAGTATGAAAACGAAATAAATTTTTAACATTGCTACCAATTTTTTGTGTTGTAATCCACGGAGTTACAGCAGTTTGATAATCTTGTCGTAAGTCAACAGTTCCTATAGTTGCTAACGACATTGTAACTAATGCAAGATTTGCAAATAAATTTGACGCATTTATATTTTCATATTGAACATATACCGGATAATCTACAGATTTAGGAGAATTTCCAAATACTTTTGTTAAATACTTATTGCTTGTTTGAACAATTGACCCCGATACAGTGCCACCATTTCCAACTAAGAATGATGAAAATCCAATTGCTGAATCTTGTGCTGCTACAAATGAACCTGACAGATTCAATGCAAATGTACCAGATCCGCCATCTAACAATGTAGATGCTTCAAACAATGAAGTTGCACCATCAGTGGTTACTGGCTGTGTTGGATGTAATACATGAGTTACTTTAGATGTTGATCCAGATGTTGCAACAATGGCTAATGAACCACTAGTTAAATAATATCCATCTTCATAAAGTAATCTTGTTACTGTAATTACATTACCATTACGCAAATAATCTTGTACAACGAATGGAACATATGAATCGTCAGTATATGATCCAAATGTTGCTACAAATTCATTATATGATGTAATTTGTGTAGGTATAAGTGCAGGTCCTTTTAGTGTAGGTCCTACGATTGATGCTCCAATTTGAGCAATGCCAGCTGTTAAAAACGATTGATCTACTTCATTCGTAAATACGCCTGGCGAAACTATTCTTTCTGCCATTTAATACTCCTATGATTTTTTATTTATAAATATAGGATTATTGAGTCAAACCAGAATCTGGAGTAAATGTGCCGTCGGCAATATTAATTTGTCCGTCGCCATAACGTTCGCGCATCTTTTCTACTAATTCTTGTTCTTGTTGACGCAGTGCTTCAAAATCAGAATAAAATTTTTCTTGTTCTGAATTTAAATAATCTAAACGTCGTTGAATTGCAATTTGTTCTAATGAAATACTACCCAATGCATTTGCATTTTGTGCAAATTCTGATTGAAGTTTTTGAATTGCATCTAAATGTTCTTTG